AGAAGATGCAGATCAAGCGGGGCAATTAAATGTAAAAGCCACGGCATTAAAGTTAATCGCAGACATAGAGGGTAAAAGAATAGGAATGCTCCAAGAGGTGGGCCTACTTGATAATGCTGAGTTGGCTACACAAATGGCGGAAACAGAAAGAAAGCAAGATATCCTTGTAAAGATATTAAAAGAAGTAACTGCAACTTGCCCTAAATGTAAAATGGAAGTTGCTAAGCGCTTGTCTCAAATAACTGGAATAGTAGAGCCAGTTATCATTGATTCAGAGGAAGCTAGTGGATCTTAATTTTAATGATCTCATCGATATCCTAGATGGTGAGGAATTTGATGAAAGACCAGTCGATCTCAAGACATTTGTAACTAGCCCAGAGTATCTTGGGCTTCCACCACTTTCAGAATATCAATATACTCTTATTGAAAAAAGCTCACAAATTTACAAAGAGTCTACCCTAGTTAAACTGTTTGGAGAAGAAGAGGGCAGACGTCGCTACAAGCAAACCTGTAATGAAGTAATCGCACAACTTGGAAAAGGTAGCGGCAAAGATTACTGCTCTACAATTTCAGTATCATATATAGTTTATTTGCTATTGTGCCTTAAAGATCCTGCAACATATTATGGTAAGCCTCCAGGAGATACCATAGATATTCTTAACATCGCTGTCAACGCACAACAGGCAAATAATGTATTCTTTAAAGGTCTTAAAACACGCATAGATAGATCGCCATGGTTTATTGGAAAGTACGACCCAAAGGCTTCAGAAATCAGGTTTAACAAGAATGTCAACGTTTACTCTGGACACTCAGAAAGAGAAGCATTTGAGGGTTACAACGTAATTGCAGTTATTCTAGATGAAATTTCAGGCTTTGCCACTGAGAATACAACTGGACACGATCAGGCAAAGACCGCAGACGCAATATACGATATGTATCGTGGATCTGTTGTTTCTCGTTTTCCAGACTATGGAAAAGTTATTTTACTTTCATTCCCACGTTTTAAAAATGACCCTATTCAAAAGTTTTACGATTCTGTAATTGCAGAAAAAGAAACCATTATTAGAACTAAAACAATGAAGATGGATGATAGCCTGCCAGACGGAACAGAAGGAAATGAAGTTACTGTAGAGTGGGAAGAAGATCATATCATTTCATACAACATCCCAAGAGTATTTGCTTTAAAGAGGCCAACCTGGGAAATAAATCCAACTAAAACAATTGAGAATTTTAAAGTAGAGTTTTATAAAAACATGCCAGATGCTTTAGGTCGTTTTGCCTGCATGCCACCAGAAGCTGTAGATGCATTCTTTAAGTCTCGTGAAAAAATAGAAAAAGCATTTAACAATATGGCTTTAGCTGTAGATAACTTTGGTAGATTTGAAAATTGGTTCGCACCAGACCCTGATAAGGAATACTTTATACATGTAGACTTAGCGCAAAAGCATGACCATTGTGCCGTGTCCATGGCTCACGTTCAGAAGTGGGTAAATGTAAAAGTAACCGACACATACTCCCAGCCTGCGCCAATTGTAGAAGTAGATGCAGTTAGATATTGGACTCCAACATCTGACAAGTCTGTTGATTTTACTGAGGTAAAAGATTATATCTTATCTCTTAGAACTCGTGGATTTAAAATAAAAGTGTGTACATTTGATAGATGGAATTCACATGACATGATGCAACAGTTAAAAGCATATGGCATAAATACAGAGACGCTATCTGTAGCTAAGAAGCACTATGATGATATGGCTATGGTTGTGGCAGAAGATAGGCTGACTGGGCCACATATTAAGCTGCTTATAGACGAATTATTGCAGTTGAAAATTATGCGTGATAGGGTAGACCATCCAAGAAAAGGTTCTAAAGATTTGGCGGATGCAGTATGCGGATCAATTTATAACGCTATTAGTAAAACTAAATTTGATAATAGTGAAGAAATAGACGTTCATACATATGATTCTTTAATGCGTAAACCAAATAAAGACGACGAAGAAATTAGATTAAATGTAATTAGACCACCTAAAATACCAAAAGATTTGGCGGACGTACTAGATGGAATGGAAATACTATGAGTATATATCAAGATAAAGCTAAAGAATGTAAATGCTGTGGAAAGCATGTGCCCCTGCCTACTACCTTAAAAGAGTATGCTGGATACGTATTATGCCCAACAACATTCGCTAATGTAATTGAGTATAAGAGGCTTTGGAAGTCTCTTGGATCAAGGCCACCAGGAAATATAAGAAAACACTTTTCTGATTATGTCCAGCAGTTGGTAGAAACAACCATTGACAAAAATGAGGATGGGACAATACAATAGGGCTACGTGGCGTTAGCTCAGTTGGTTAGAGCCCCAAACTCATAATTTGGCCGTCGTAGGTTCGAGCCCTACACGCCACACAAAAGAGAGTATAATAATACTATGGATGAAGAGGAGTACGGCATGGAATTGGAGCACTATTTAGAAATAGGTGCTGTAACGCTTGAGGGCATAGATGAAAATGGCGAATTGATATTTGCTATTCAAGAAAAGGCAAAAGAGATTGCTCCTGAACTATGGGAAGCTCACACTAATTATGTAGATGAGACCCTATTAAAATTATATGAAAAAGGTTTAATGCAAGTTGAATATGATGAAAATCTTGAAGCAACACTGCATTTAAGTCCAGAGGGACAAAAGATTGCAAAAGAAATGGGGCTAATCCAAATGGATATGCCAGAGCCCCCAAATGATTAGGAGGTATTATGCCATACAATATTAAACAAAATGTAGCTGGATGCAGAGGGTTTGCAGTAGTTAATGATAAAGGCGAACTTAAAGGCTGTCATCCAAGCAGAGGTAGAGCATTGGCTCACCAGAGAGCTCTTTATGCAGCAACAGCTAATGAAGAGAAAATGAAGGAAAAAAAGAAACGAATCTTGTAGTCTGAAAAACGTTTTGCTATAATATATGTGGGTCGCCGTAAGGGGCCCACATATTAATTTATTCGCTTAAAGGAGGAATAAAATGGTAACAACATTTGCTATGGATCTTTTTAGAGATCCATTTTTTATTGGCTTCAATCGTGAAGTAGAAAGACTAAACAATATCCATCGTGAGGCTACGGCCCAGTCTTTCCCGCCATACAATATTGTCAAGGTAGACGAAGATTCATATCGTGTATCTTTGGCGGTGGCAGGATTTGATAAAAAGGATATTGAGGTCTCAGTAGATAATCAGACTCTTATTGTTAAGGGTGAAGTTACTACAGAAGAGACTGGAGAGGTTCTTCACAAAGGAATTGCCGCCCGTAAATTCACACGCACATTTGCGCTTGGTGAATATATGGAAGTGGTAGGAGCCGAATTTAAGAACGGTATGTTACATATTGATGTAGATCGTATCGTTCCTGAAGATAAAAAGCCTAAGACAATCAAAGTCAAGTAAGGTATAATAGTATCCTGGGCATCGCAGCCTAGGATCCACCTGAGCATGTGGCAAAACTGCTCATTTAAATTTAGGAGATAAAGTGCCAGCTTATGATTACAAGTGTGTGATTTGTTCATACACAAAAGAAATACCTAAGCCAATAACACAAGCTAATACGGTAGAGCTTTGTGAAAAATGCGGTGCGGCAATGGTTAAACAATTCAACACATTCGGCATTCAGTTTAAAGGTACAGGCTTTTACAAAACAGACAACGCTAAATAATTCAATGTTATAATTAACTTGTTACAAAAGTTGTAACAAGGAGTTTAAGTTGACTGGAACTAAGTTATGGAGATTGTCATTAGCCGCAATACTAGGGTTTGGATGGCTTTTTCTTGTTCCGCAAAATGCTTGGGCGGCTTGTCTTAATTCTTATCAGACACAAACAATTGCAGCAGCCTACGAAGGTGATGCAGAGCCAACAGTTCATACGATAGAAGCTTGTGGCGGAGATGATGTATCCTATCAGATTCCCATTGCTACAACAATTAATTTTGATGGGGTTCAGTATAGTTCAGTATATGCAACAACAAATTCAGTAATAACATTCGGTCAACCAGACAATACATACTGGGATTACCCACAAACACCTTCCATATCTTTATACTCAATGGACTGGGTTATTTATCCATCTACTGCTGGATGGGGAAGACCTGATGAGTCTATGATTATTAATTACAGTGAAGGTGGATTCCAAATTAATATGAATCTTAGACCAATATGGATGCAGAGTCAGCCAGAACCAGTAAATATTGTAATAAACGCAGCAATTACAAATACTGGAGGATTGGCTATTTCATATAGTACAGCTTTTCCAACCACAGGAATTTCTGATAATTATCCTGGATTAAGAACAGGAGTAAGGTTACATAATGGCCAAGTGGTATCTTTAGAGTCTGCGGGATTTTATGAAGTACAAAATCCAGAAACATTACAGTTATCCGCAGCCCCAGTTGATGAATCAACATATGTTCCAGGACAACCTGAGCCATCTCCAAGCCCAACGCCAGAGCCAACCCCAATGACACCAGAAGAACAGCAAGCGGCAGTAGTAGATGCTACACAATTAGCAGCAGATATAAGCAACATAAATAATTTAATTGCTGCAATTAATGGAGATGAAGTAGAAGAGCCAGAAGTAATTCCAGATCCTGAACCAACCATTCCAGTAGAACCAGAAATTCCTACAATAGAAGAACCTGATGTTATTGTTGAACCAGAAATTATTACTCCAGAGGATCCAAGATTCCCTGATGGCGAAGAGCAAACTGAACCAGATGGTTCCAATCCTTCTCAAGATTCTGATACCACAAATGAGGAGAACGCAACTGAGGATCCGACTCCAGAACCTTCAGAAGAGCCAGCATCTCAGCCAGAGGATACAGATCCAACTCTAGAACCTGGACAAGATCAGCCTGTTGACGAAGAAGTTGTAGTTGAACCATCAGATAATAATAGCATATATGAAGGCAGCGCAATATCTGAAGAAGAGTTAAACAAATTAAATAAATTAATTGCAGTAAATGATGCAAAATTAATGTCAGCAGTTTCAGAACTTTTGACAGAGCTATCGCCAGAAGCAAAAATAGAAGTTGCTCAAGATTTAGGCGTAAAGGCATCTGAAATACAATTAATTGCAGAAGCTGTTAAGAATAACCCAGTTTTAGCTGCGGCGGTGGTAGAATTTTCTAATAGGGCAGAAGAGAATGAAAATGCTCCTATGCCATATACCCTAGCAGATGCTGTTACAGAAATACAGGCAGAAAAACTCTTAGAAAATCCGCTAGCAGTAT